GCCGCTGCTTGCTCCCCATGCTTTGCTGAAGGCGGCCGAAGCGTTGGAGTGGATAGAAAGCCCGCCCGACACGCCCATACGAGTCGAGCGGATCGGGAAGTACAAGGCGGTGGACGCGCATTTGTTTGACGGACGACTCAAATTTGGAGATTACCTGATTTGCGAGAACCTGTTCCAAGGCTGGTTGTCTTCACGAGCCGACGAACCGCTTGATCAGATGGCAAGAATCCTGTATCGCACTGAGCAAGAGGAGTATGCCGTCGACATTCGACTTTCGCCCGGGCAGCGCTATGCCGTGATCTTTTGGTGGACGGGGCTGAAAGCCGAACTCGCAAATCGATACAACGAACTCTTCAAACGATTACCAACCGACGCCGAGGAGCTCGACGACCTTTCACCCGCAGAGCGGCAAAGAGAGAGCACCGACGCGCAAATTCGCGCATTGACAGGCGGCGACATCACGAAAGAACCCGCGGTGATGGACACGGACACGCACAGGGCACTGACTGAACTCAATGCCAAAGCGCGAGAGGCAAGAGAGACGATCCAAAAAATCGGCAAATGAAGATCTACATGAACCGCATGCAGCGCGAGAGTTTGGCCGTAGGAGCGCGCGACACGATTGTAGTAGCCGGACGCGGCACCGGAAAAGGCTTGTTGCAAGCCGCACAGGCGCTCAACGTCATTCAGGCCATGCCGCGCAGCACATCGGCTTATGTAGCCCCCAATGCCATACGCGCCATGACAAACACTTTGCCCTCCATGACAATGCACTGGGAGAGTTGGGGCTATAAGCGCGACGTGCATTGGACGATAGGCAAGCGACCACCGAAGCACTTAGGCTGGGAGAAACCGCTGATTGAGCCGCACAGCTGGGAAAATATTATCTCCTTTTACAACGGCTCGATCATCCAAATCATTTCCCAAGACCGAAAAGGCACATCGAACTCGAAATCCTTTGACTTCCTTTTCATCGACGAGGCCAAGTTTATAAAGTTCGAACGACTCAAGGACGAAACATTCTTAGCCAACCGCGGACAGCAACGAGAATTTGGCCATTGTCCGTTCCACCATGGCATGCTCGTTACGTCCGATATGCCAATTACCAAAGAAGGCTCGTGGTTTCTCAACTACGAGGACAAGATGGATCCTGAACTCATCGCCGCGATTGTGGCACTACGAGACGAGCGTTGGAAGCACCTCAATCGAATCAAGCAGTTCGGGGTCGATAGCGTGCCGGACTATTTGCCCAAACGCGTGGCACGCATTGAGCAACTACTTTCGGAACTCCGAAAGCACGCCCTTTTTTATCGCACCTATTCGACGCTGGAGAATATCGAAGTGCTGGGAGAACAATACATCAGACAAATGCAGCGCGACTTACCGCCGCTCGTCTTTCAAACGTCCGTGCTTTGCCGCCCCGTTCGTCTGCTCCAAGATGGTTTCTACTCCTCCATGAAAGAAGAGCACTTGTACACGGCGGCCAACTTCAACTATTTAGACGCGCTGGAATACCAATTCGCCGAACTTGAAAAGGTCGACAGCCGTGTGGACGACGACCTGATACCCGACGCACCGCTGTGTATAGCGTTCGACTTCAATCGCAATATCAACTGGCTGGTGGTGGGACAGGTAGATGAAGAGCTGGGACGCATGAACACCGTCAAGTGTTTTTTCGTCAAGTACGAGCGCAAGCTGGTCGAACTCGTCAACGACTTTTGCGACTACTACGAGAACCGCCCCAATAAGGAAGTCGTGTTCTATTACGACAGCACCGCCATCGGCTCCAATTACGCCGTCAATGATATCGACTTTCGCCGCGTCATCGAACAGACCCTCAGAAAACTCCTCCGCAGCGTGCAGAGCGTCTATATCGGGCAGCCCATGAATCACGCCGAAAAGCACCTACTCATCAACCGAGGTTTCCAAGGACAAGGACACCTCACACCCTACATCAACGAAGAGAATTGTGCTGATCTCCTCGTTTCGCTCCAATCGGCAGGCGTCTACAACGGCAAGAAAGACAAGCGTGGCGAGAAACTCGCAGAGACAGAGGAAGACCTACTCGAAACACGCACCGACGGTTCAGACGCATGGGACACCTTATATATAGGCTGCGAGCGGTTCCCCCGCCGAGGCGGTGCTCTTATCATCCCCTCATCCAACTGGGCATAACACAACACACCCGACTAACAGTTTGCCACCATGATCAATTTTTACGACTATTTCGCCACGCTTTGCCGACGCAATCGCATGGCAGCCGACCACCAATTTTGCACCGTCTCCTGTTCCGGAATCAATCATTTGGACAGCGTGCTCAACCGTTACGACACGGACGCCAATTTCGTAGCCGTCGACGACGTTTGCGACGAGGCCACCTTTCGCGATAGCGGCGGCTGGTTCAAACGAAAGGCCTACACCGTCTTTCTTCTCATGCGCTACGAGCACGACGACGAAACAGACAGACAGCGCAAGATGGACATTTGCCGCGAACTCCTTAGGCAGTTCCAATCGGGACTGCTCAACGACGCACCGCTCTTCGTCAAAGAAGGCTTGTATGTGCAGATGGACAACATCCGTTCGCGCGAGATGGGCGGCATTTTCCTCACAGACTGCACCGGGCTCTACTTCATGTTCTATGTCGACGAGCCGGTGAGTATCGTTTACAACCCCGAAGAGTGGAACGAAGAGCCATGAAGCAACCCGAAGAGAAAGATTTTACCGCCTTTGCCCGCGAGTGGCATGATATGATGGTGAAGATCTGGACAGATCGCATTCAGACCATGGACATCCACCGCACTGGCACGTTGCAGCACAGCGTGCACGCGCAAGGGCTTAGCGTCGACGCCGAAGGCTTTTCCATGCACGCGGCTTACCGCTTTGTAGAATATGGCATTTACGTCGACGCCGGTACGGGTAACGGGTACAGCCGGGGCAACGGTGGCGACCTCAAAATTTTAGACCCCGTGGTGCGCGCACAACGAGGGCTCGGGGAGCCGAGACAGAAACGACCGTGGTTTTCCGTTTCGTGGGAGATCTCGAAAAAGGTGCTCAATAGACAGCTAACAAACGAGGTGGGTAAGGCGTTTGCCGGCGTGTTCGACAACTTGAGCCGCAAACCCACGGAATAGGAACGCACTGACACGCCCGTTTTTGTCATTTGCGCAACCTACGAATCGCGGTATCTTTGACGCAAAGAGTCAAGATACCGCATTTATTTTTTGGTTATGGTAGAAAAGGACATCAAGATTATCGAACTCCACGTCAACGACAACGACGCAAAGGAGAATATTGAGCAACTCCGAAAGAAGGTGGAGGAGCTCAACCAACAGCGAAAGACCGCCGAACGAGAACTCAAAGACAGTAGCACCACCGACGCGCAACGTAAGCGCGCCATGGAGACAATCAAGAAAATCAACTCGGAACTCAAAAAGAACACCCGAGAGTTGGAGCGCTCCGAGAACCGCGTGCAGGCGCTCACTGAAGGTTTGCGCCGCATGGACAAGCAGACTCCGAAGGAGCTGCAAAAGACGATTCGCCAAATCAATACAGAACTCAATTCGGGCGCCGTGCAGCGCGGCTCGGAACAGTGGGACGCCTACACCGAGGCGCTCAAGAGTGCCAAGAAAGAGTTGCAGGAGATTCGCGCACAGCAGGAAGTAGAAGAAGAGAAGAGCTTTGGAGATAAAATCGCCGATTTCGGCAGCAAGTGGATGGGAACGATCACATCCATTGCTGGCGGCATGGAGATCTTAGACAACGCGAAACAGTGGGTGAGTAGTTTCGTTAACATGTACGCCGACATGAAGGAGCACATGAGTGGCGTGTCGAAATACACCGGACTGGCTGCAGAGGAGGTGGACGAACTCAACGAGGCGTTCAAGAAAATCGACACCCGAACGCCACGCGAGAAACTCAACGACTTAGCCGCCGACGCCGGACGTTTGGGCATTACCGGAAAACAGGACATTCTTGACTTTGTCGACGCCGCCAACCAAATCAATCTCGCTTTGGGTGAAGATTTGGGCGAGGACGGCGTGAAGAATATCGGTAAGCTCACACAGCTCTTTGACGACAGCAAGGCTTTGGGGCTCAAGAACGGCATGCTTGCCACCGCGTCTGTCATCAACGAACTGGCACAGTCGTCTTCAGCCTCCGAACCCTATCTGTTGGAATTCACCGCGCGTTTGGCAAGTAACGGCACCCCAGCCAAAATCGCACAGTCTGATCTTACTTCGATTGCAGCCGTTTTGGATCAGGGCATGGTAGGCGTCGAGAAAGGCGCCACCGCCATGCAGAACGTATTGACGGCAATTTATCGCCGACCCGCCAAGATGGCAAAGGCCGCCGGACTCGACGTGCAAAAATTCACCGAACTCGTCAAAACCGACGCCAACGCCGCACTCTTGCAGTTCTTCGGCGCGCTCAAAGACGCACGCTCGTTGGAGAACATCGCGCCCATGCTCGAGGAGATGAAGCTTTCGGGATCGGGAGTGACGCAAACGCTCGCAACACTCGCAAACGGGCTCGACAACCTCAAAGCCACGCAGCAGCAGGCCGCACTCGCATTCTTGGAACACACATCGGCCACC